TTCCGCTGTGATGTCTACAACCGCGTCAGGTCCCGCAGTAACAAATCCTCTTAAAGATTTTACTGGTCCTGAAAATGTAGTTTGTGCCATAATTATATCCTCCTAGTTTCCGAATACTGTCTCTAGGCCGTCGACTATACGCGTCAGTATTCTAATTAATTGTATAGTAATAAAACTATATACTAGATTTGAGTAGAGTGCAAGAGAGCCTACGGTATTTATGCATTTCAGCGAAGTAGCTTTTGATTAAGTAGCTACAGAAACTTGTGGAGCGGCACCTTCAATTGTATTTTGCCTGTGGGCAACTGCTGCTTCTTCCAGCTTGATCTTTGTAATGACTTTTTTAACTTTGTCATCGATCCGGACCATTTCAAGAGTATATCTACCATTAGATAGATGCTCCTGTTCCCACTTCAACTCCAAGGACCTTTTTTGTTTGTATAGGTCTTGTATCATTGATAACCTCCTCATAGGTTATTCTATTCAACGGACCAAACATTCCCGTTTTTTCCCAAACTATACTCTTTTCTCCAAGTTTGTCAAGGATTGATTGTTCCAAAGAATTCGGATTATCTTCTGACTCTACTTCAAATTTTGTGTAATGCTCATAAGCATTTATCTGTATTAAAAATTTTTTCATGAATCTCACCTTTTGTATTGTAAATGGGGCCGTTTTAAGGCGGCCCCATAAAATTTAGTTATTACGCACCTTCTACGCCGAAGATACCTCTAGGGTCAGATACACCAAATGAGTATCTTTCTCTAGCTTTGTATCTTACGTTTCCAGTATCGAAATCACCTTCCATTGCAGTTGTTAATGGAGCTCTTGTGAACATTTTCATTCCATTTGGAATGTCTGTTAAGATATAAAATGCATCACTATCTGTTAGGTAATTGTTCACTCTATAACCTTGAGGAACCATACCCATAGATACGATTGCATTGATATCGTTATCAGCTGTTCCAGTTCTGCCTTGAGATTTCATCAATCTCTCAGCTGTAAACTGAAGCTCAGAAGGAATGATCATTTTCACTCCTCTTGCTGCAACTCTAAGACCTCTTTCATCAGTCATAGCCGCGATGTCAATCATCGACTGTTCTAATGAAGTTTCGTTAAGATCCGCCTGAGTAGATAGAGTATTTTTAAAAGTACCCGCTACTGTAGGGTGAGATGTACTAAATAAAGCAACACCATCGCCACCTTTGAAAGTAGCAGTTGATGGTAAACCGTTGATTAAAGGCTCAACAGATTTTACTTGTTTAGCATTACTCATAGATCTTGCTAAAGCTTTTGTGTATCTAGAAGCTAATCTATCGTAGAGGTTATCTTCGATAGCTTCTTCTGTGATAGCAAATGCTAAAGCTACTGTCTCGTGAGTGTATCTAGCTGTGAAAGTCTCTTGTGCATCATCAAATGATACGCCTTGACCTTCAGCTTTTACTTGTGCGTTACCGAATCCTGATAACATAACTTCCTCTTCGAAAGCTCTGTCAGAAGACTCGTTAGTATAA